AGAAATGAATCAACTAGATAAACATGGTCAACATAGAAGAATAAGAACAGAAGGTAGTAAAATTATTTTATTAAACGCTGATAACAAACCTGTTGTAGTATTTTATCAAGTATCATTAAAGAAAGATGCAAAAGCAGGTTCAGCAAGAATTGGTAAAGTTGGAAAGTTTGCTAGTTCTAGGTTTACAGATGGAGTTGCGTCAAACTTACCTTCAAAAATTCAACAAATACAAGACAATCATAATGAATGGGATATTGAAGCTGAACTTATATCAGAAGGTATTCAAGATATATTTAATAAAGGAACAGCTGTACTAAGCAGATTAGGTGCTACAGTTTCAAAAGGTGTAGACTTCTTATACAAAAAAATAAAAGGTGTATTCTCTAAATTAGCTAAAACAGGTATGGATTTTGCTAAATCATTTACAGATAAACAAGTTAAGACAAGTAAGATAAGTAAATCAGCAAATTCAATTATTAAACAACTAGAATCAGAAGGTGGTGTTATAACAGAATCAACAAGAACTATTGAAGCTAAACCAAATCTAGTTAAAGAAATAAAATCTTTTAATCAAGCAATGAAAGGAGACCCTATCAACAAATTATATCAAGAGAACAAAAAAATTATCAGTAAATTAAATTCTTCTTTTGATATTAAAGATAGACCAATAGACCCTATAGTTATACTTGAAGGTGGTGATGTTAAAATATCAACAGATGATTTAAATAAACTAAAAATGCTTGACAATTTAAAACCAGGTGATACAATACAATTAGGATTAGGGACACCTGTAGATACAGTATTTAAATTAACTTCTAATTGGGCTGGTATGAATTACATAAAAGGTATATTAAAATATGTTGAAGGTAATATATCTAGTTATGAGAATTTATCTACATCATTGTTTGCTCTTGCAGCTGAGTTTGAGGGTGAAGCTAGATTTGGTAATACAGCTCTACCATTAGTTATTGTTTATGGTGGTAATAAATTAAAACACATGGGAACTAGAGACGATTTTGAAAGAAAAAAAGTAGAAGATTTAGCTAAGAAAGGAAAAGAATATAATAACTTTCCTGTATTAGTAGTTAAAGTTGCTAGAGTAGCTGGTAAAAAATATAATAGTATAAACATATTGTTAGTAGAAAGTTTAGATGGAATGCCACCACAACCACAATATAATGTTGTTGGTATTGCTACAAACTCTGGTTCTAAATTTGCTACTAAATTTGAAATCAATACAACAACTAAAAATTGGAAAGGTGCATTGAAATAATGGAATATCTGTCAGAAGCAGCTGGTAAGAATTTACACTTAGAACATCTTGAAGATGAAATTCTAAACTTTGGTATTGCTGGTGGACGAAGTGCTATACAATTTTTACAATCATTAAGAGATATGTTTGCTAGTAGTTCAAAGTCTAAATTAAATGTGACAGTTAAGTGGGACGGAGCTCCTGCAGTCTTTGCTGGTCCGCATCCTGAAACAGGTAAATTCTTTGTAGCGAAAAAGTCTTTGTTTAGAAAAACTCAAGAACCTAAACCATATTATCATACATACGCTGACATTGATGCTGATACTAGTGGTGAACTTAATAAAAAACTTAAAATATGTTTAGACGAGTTTAGTAAACTTGGTATGAATGAAATATTACAAGGTGATTTAATGTTTACAGATGATACATCTAGTATGGACATTGATGGTGTTAAACATATAACTTTTCAACCTAACACTATATTGTATGCTGTTGAAGCTGACTCAAAAATAGGTAGACAAATTTCAAGTGCAAAGATTGGTGTAGTTTGGCATACAACATATAAAGGTGATTCTATTGAAAATTTAAAAGCATCATTTGGTGCAAAGATACCTAGTAAATCATCAAAAGTATGGCAAGATGATGCAACATATAGAGATGTATCAGGTAGAGCTACATTCACAGCTAAAGAAACTGTAGAAGTCACAAAATTATTATCAGCAGCCGGTAAACAATTTCAAAGAATAAATTCAGGTTCTTTTAATGAGTTTTTAAGATGGCAAGATAGTTTAGGAACATCTGCATCAGGAGCAGGGTTTAAAACTTATTTGAATACATTTACAAGAGCAGGTAAAACATTACCAAAAGGTAAAGATGCTGTAAAATCATATCAAGCACATTTTACTAATTGGTGGAGTAAAAATAAATCAGATAGTCCTGTACAAAAATCTAAATTAAGAGAACATTTAAGAGTAATTAAAAAATCTTTAAAAACTTTAGAACAAGTTGTTGACTTTATCAGATTTTTGATACAAGCAAAGTTGATGATAGTAAAAAAGATGGACCAGGCAAAAGGTCTAGCAAAAACATTTGTAAAAACAAGTCAAGGTTTAAAAGTAGTTGCACCAGAAGGATATGTAGCTATTGACAGAAAAGGTGAAGCTGTTAAAATTGTAGATAAAATGGAATTTAGTTTTAATAACTTTACTGTAGCTAAAAATTGGGATAAATAGTAATATGAAAGACAAAAACGCAATAGTACAATCATTTAATAGTAAATGGAAGTATCGTAAAGACAAACATCAATATGGTATGAGAGATGCTTGGAAAATAATATACTCACAAAATGCTGAAGGTAAATATGAAGGAGATTGTGAAGACTACGCTCTTTCTATTTTATATAGATTAGCTGGTGAAAGTCATTTAAAGATGTGGTGGTTATTAATTACTCACCAAGCAGGTATTTGTTTAGTAGGACCAAGTAAACTTAAAACATCACATGCTGTCTTAAGATACGAAGGTGAATATATTGATAACCAGACTAGAAAGTTTGGTCCAAAATATGAAATAGAAAGAAATTATAAATTTCATATTTTTTATGGATATGGTTGGGCATATATGACAGCTTTAAAAATGATTATAAGTAAAGTTGTAAGGACACTAAAGAAATGAAAGAAAGAAAACAACCTCAAGACCCTACAGTAAAAGATGAACCAGGTACACAACCTAAGAAGTATTACAAAGGGTTGAGTAAAGACGATAAAGAAGCACGAGCAAAACACTTTGCAAAAGGTGGTAAAGGTCCTGCTCCGGGTGATATAGATGATGATGGTGATAAAGTTAAGACTAAACCAAGTAAACATACTTTGAAATTTAGAAAAATGTTTGGAGAGAGTAATCCTGACAAATCATTAAATGATAAAGCTAAGAAGTCAGGTATATCTGTTAGTATACTTAAACAAGTATTTAAGAGAGGTGTAAAAGCTTGGCAGACAGGACATAGACCCGGTACAACAGCTGTGCAGTGGGGTCATGCACGCGTTAATTCTTTTATTACTAAAGGTAAAGGAACATGGGGTAAAGCTGATAAAGATTTAGCTGATAAAGTTAGAAAAACAGAACAAGTAGAAGCTGTATCAAGTGCTCAACAAGCAGCAATAGCTATTTCTAAAAAAGAGAAAGCAGGTAAACCTGGATATGATAAACATGGTAAATCGTTAAAGAATAAAAAGAAAAACGAAAGTTTATGGGATAATATCAGAAAAAAAAGAGAGAGAATTAAAAAGGGTTCTGGTGAAAAAATGAGAAAGAAAGGAGACAAAGGAGCTCCTACTGCAGCCCAAATGAAACGAGCAGAAAGTCTTTGGGATAATATCAGAAAGAAAAGAGCAAGAATAGCTAAAGGTTCGGGTGAAAAAATGGGTGCAAAAGGTAGTGTATCAAAGAAACAATTTGATACAAGTGTAAAATTTAGTGACAGTCCTAGAGCTGACGCTGCTAGAAAAAGAAAGAACAAAATGAAAGGTAAAGCTAAGAAATGAAATCATTCTTAGAACATATAGATTTTGGTAAGTATGAAGGTAAGCATGTTCCTTTAGAAAGACCTATGATTGATATTACAGAAGATGATGATAAAGAAATCAATAAACCTAAAAGAGGTGGTTCTAAAAAATTCTATGTATATGTCAAGGACGGAGATAAAGTAAAAAAAGTATCTTTCGGTGCAAAAGATGGTGGTAGTAGTTTATCAGTAAAACTTCAAGACCCTAAAGCTAGAAAAGCATTTGCTGATAGGCATAATTGTGATACAGCTAATGATAAACTTTCAGCTAGATATTGGAGTTGTAGATTACCCAACTATGCAAAAGATTTAGGATTAGCTCCTGTTGATAAAGGAGATGGTGGTGGAATCTATTGGTAGACCATATAAAGATATTGGTGTAGTAAGAATATTTTATAGTGATGTAAAAAGTAATGAATTAGTTTGGCATCGTGATAAAGAAGATAGAAAAATTACAGTAGTAGAAGGTGAAGGTTGGCAGTTTCAATTTAATGGCAGTTTACCTTTTGAATTAAAAAAAGGACAAATATTTGATATACAAGAAGGATTATATCATAGAGTAATAAAGGGTAAAACTAATTTAGTGTTAAAGATTAAGAAATGAAAAATTTTAGAAACATAACAGAAGTAAAAAGTAAAAGTGCAACATTTACTTTTGGAAGATTTAATCCACCAACAGTCGGACACATGAAACTTGCAAAGAAAATGCAATCAGTATCTAGTGGTAGTGATGTAAAAATATTTACTTCTCACGGTTCTGATAAGAAAAAAAATCCTTTAACTCATTCACAAAAAACAAAATTCATGAATCCGATGTTGCCTAAAGGTGTCAAAGTATCTAATTCACAATCAAGAACTGTATTTGATGTAGTCACAACTTTATATGATGAAGGATACAGAGAAGTACAAATGGTAGTGGGTTCAGATAGAATTAGAGAATTTGATTCGTTGTTAAAAAAATATAATGGTGTAAAAGCTAGACACGGATATTATAAATTTGATTCTATTAAAGTTGTATCAGCAGGTCAAAGAGACCCGGATGCTGAAGGTGATGTTGGTATGTCAGCTTCTAAAATGAGACAATTTGCTTCATTGAGTCAAGAAAAAGAATTTTTAGATGCTTTACCAAAAGGATATAGACTTGGTAAACAATTATACAAAGCAGTACAAAAAGGTATGGGTATATCAGAAGAATTTGAAGACTTTATGTATGAAATAATGACAGAAGATAATCCTAGAATACCTAGAAAGAAAGGACAACCTAGAGGAAGCGATAGTCATTCTGATTTATATACAGATGAAAACCCTAAAGGTACTATAAAAGGTTTAAAGTTTGCTACTGTAGAAGATGCTGAAAAAAGTGTTAAAAAAATAGAAAATTCTGGTAAAACACATGCTCATAAAATTCAAGCAGCAATTGCTATGGAACAGAGAGCAGAAGTTATGGGTAAAATATCAGCAGCTGCTGTTTATAGAAAATACATCAATAAGATGAAAGATATTACAAAACAAAAAAATGAATATTATGAGTGGGGAACAGATAAAGGTAGAAGACATGCACAAAAATTTACACCAGGACAAAATGTAGTTGACTATGTAAAAAGAATAAAAGAAGCAGAAGATTTACCAAAAAAAGTTTTATTATACAAAGAAAAAATGTATAAAGAATTGAAAAAAGAAAGAAAAGACTTTGTAAAGAAACACGGAGATAAAGCTGATTCAATAATGCATGCTACTGCTATGAATATGGCAAAGAGGAAATATGGAATCGATTCTTAATTACAAAGAAGAAGACTTAGTACTTGACTTTGATGAAGGTATAAATGACCCAGGTATATTCAAAGCAATAATACTAGCAGGTGGTCCTGGTAGTGGTAAATCTTATGTAGCTAAAAAATTAGGTTTATCCTCTCTAGGATTAGTTGTTGTTAATTCAGATACTTTTTTTGAAATGTTAATGAAACGAAAAGGTCTATCATTAAAGATGCCAGAGAATGAAATAGAAGACAGAGAAGTTGCAAGAATGGCAGCAAAAGGATTAACTGATAAAAGATATAAGTCTTTGATTGACGCAAGACTTGGTATTCTAATAGATTCTACATCTGGTGACCAAGGTAAAACATTTAGAATGTATAGAGAATTAAAAACAGCAGGATATGATATTAAAGCCATATT